GACTTCATCTATTTAGATGTTGTCACCGACTATTCACAAAGTTATACAAACCAAGTTAGCCAACACCCTGTTGATGGGTCTGGTGTTGTTACAGATCACGTTATCAGAAATAACCCTAAGATTCAACTGAGAGGTTTCATTACTGGTGCCGACTTCAACTCATCTAAAGCTCAGTTAGAGTCTACAGATAGGAATAACATTGGCATCAATCAGTTAGTTGTTAAGTCAGATATTGCTGAACCAATTACAATCTCTTATGAAGACAATCCAACAAACCTACTTCCTGATGTAGCTGGACAATTCTTTACGGATAGTCTACCACAAATCGAGAACCTTTCTGAAGGTAGAGACGCTACTTACTCTGAAAGAGCTTTGTTTGAAGTTCTAAAGTCTTTCTCTGAGAAAAAGGATGAGTTAACTCTATACGAGATTGAAGGTAACTCTGTAGTAAACGACGAAGATCGACTAATCATCACAAACTTGAACAGAAGTGAATCTGCTCAGACTGGTGATGGCATCCAGTTCAACATGACTCTTGAGAAAATTACTTTCACATACCTTGTGGAAGAAGAAGTACCAGAGGATGTTAGAAAAGACTTTGAAACCAAGTCAGAAGAAGAAGTTAACAAGGGTGGTCAGACTGGCTCTGATGTTGAATTTAATCTTGAGAATGAAAGCTTAGCAAGTTTCTTAAGATCACTATTTGGAGTTTGATATGGCTAAACGAATCGTAAAACTCCCTCTATACAATGATATTAACTATACATATTCAACTGTATTAGAGGGAAACACTTACTCTCTTAAGTTTCTTTACTTAGAGAGAATTCATGGTTGGACATTAACATTGAAAGATTCAAACAGAAATGTACTGGTTGCAGGTCAGAGATTAACACCAGACACCAGACTTTTTGAATCCTACAGACTTCCCAACCTAACAGGATATTTTGTATTCACAACTAAGTCTACAGAAGAACCAGCAGAAGGTACAAATAGTATTTTGAAACCTAAAGACTTCTACGACTTTTATTACGTTTACGAAGACGGAGAGTAATAATGAAACAATTTGATAGACAGTATAGGCTGGTGATAGGTGATGCTGAATCTGGAGATGGTTTGGCTATCCAAGACTTGCAGATTCAATTTAGAGTTCGTAAGTCTGTTGACAATAAGAAAAAGATTGACAGATGCTCTATCTCGGTGTATAATCTATCAGATGAATCATTAGCTTATCTTGAGACTGATTATCCAGTTGCAGTGTTTTCCTGTGGCTATCAAAACCAACTGGTTAGACTTTTCTACGGAGAGGTTCTCGATGTTGAAACTAAGAAGCAAGGGACTGATAGGGTAACTAAGATCGATATAACACCATCCTTTTCTGAAATGACTCACCAACTTATGTCAGAACTTGTACCTGAGAATGGTACAGTTGAAGACGTTATCAATGTTATTAGAAAAGCTATTGGTGTGGCTAAAGGTGTTTATAAAGGTGCTGCCCTAAAACAAAAGATTGTTTATGGATACCCCTTATCTGGAACCCCTAAAGAAATGATCGATAAGGTCTGTCGAGTCTACAACCTACAATGGAAGATTGAAGGGGAGAGTCTTTATATTAACGATGTTGATTCTGTGGAATCAGAGATCAGAGAACTCGCTCCAGTAATTTCACCATCTACAGGTTTGATTGACAGACCTTATTTCTTCTCAGATACTCAAAACAAATCTAGCAAGAACAAAGAAAAGAAATCTGGAGTTAGATTCACTGCACTTCTAAATCCTAACGTACTTCCGGGTGCGCTTGTTAGGGTTGATTACGGAGAGCAATCTGACTACTACAGAGTTGAAGAAGTTGAATTTAAAGGAGACTTCCGAGGCAATTCGTGGTATATGGACTGTATTTGTTCTAAGAGACCGGAGGCTTAATGCAAGAATTATCATTAGAAGGTGTACTTGAGGATTTCTTCAGGTACAAGACTTCAGACTTTTACACTGCGTTGGTTTGCAGGGTTGTTACAGTTAGAACGAATCTAGAAGATCAAAGACTAGATGTTCAACCTTTAAACAACAGAATCCTTCCAGATGGAACCAGTAAAGAACATTCGGTAATCCTAAACGTACCTGTGGTGTTCCCTTCCTCAAAGAAAGCCTCCCTAACATTCCCTATCGACGTAGGTGACATAGTTCTTTGTGTGTTCTCTCAGAGATCGACAGACAACTTCAAAGCTTCTTCTGGAAGTGCAACATACACTGCCCAAGACAAGAGACGTTTCGATGTTAGGGATGCTATTGCAATCCCCGGTGTAATGTCTTTTCCAGACGCTATTAACGACCCTTCTAAGAGGAAGTGGTCTCACTCTACAAGAGACCTTGTTATCGTAAATAACATTGGTAGTAGTACCGAATGTGAAATCCGACTTAAGGATAACGGTAACATAGAGATGAGAACCGATCAAGACTTTTATGCAAAGTTTAATGATGGTTTGATTGAGTGTAACAATCTTACAATTGAAGCTCAAGGGAACTTCACAGTTAATGCTGGAAGCAACATCAGCATGACTGCTGGTTCAGACTTATCCCTACAGGCTTCTACTTGGAATGTCAATATCTCTGGAACAACAACTGTAAACGCACCTACAACAAACTGGACTGGTGCTTTTAACCTTACAGGCCCATTCGGACTTGCAGGCCCAATGACTGCTATTGGCGGTGGTGGTGGAGGCGACTCTGCTACATTCAACATGCCAATCAATGTCTCTGGTGGTGATGTAACTGCTGATGGTATTTCATTGAAGACTCACGTACACAACGAAACTGGTGACGGTGGCGGTACAACAACTCCCCCATTATAAGGTGACTTATGGATATTTTACTTGACGAATCAACACATGATGCTGTTTTCGTAAATGGCAAGACACCTATTACTAGTGGTGTTTCTGACAGTCTTAAGCAAAGATTAAAAATTAAACTGCTCACCTTCAGAGGTGAGTGGTTCTTAAATGTGAATTATGGTACTCCCTACTTTCAACAAATATTTGGTAAAGGTCGAAGCAAAAGAGCTATCGATTTAATATTTAGACAGTTGATTCAAGAAGATGAAGATGTTTTAAACATCACTGAGTTTAACTCTACTTTATCTCCTAATAGAACATACAGTCTGAACTTTACAGTACAAAGTAGAACGGGTGAAACATTACAAATTGAAGGTTTAGAGGTTAGCGTATAATGGCAGGATTAACCAATCAAGGCTTGGATATTAAACGTCTAGGTCAAATCAGAGAAGATTTAAGAAAAGAAGCTATCACTATTTTCAACGACCTTGTTGTTGAAGGTGAGATTCTTGATACAAGCAGTGCATCTACTCTAGGTAGATTAATCGGATTGGTTACTCCTTCTGAGGCTGATCTTTGGGAAGCAATCCAACAAGTTTATCTTGCATTCGACCCCAACTCTGCTGAAGGTATCGCTCTAGATAACCTTGTAGCTCTCTCAGGTATTGTTAGACGAGGCGCGACAAGCTCTACAGCTAGAATGCTTTTCAAGGGTGATTATAACGTCACTATTCCAGCAGGAAGTCTTGTAAGTTCAAGCTACACAAACAACCGCTTTGAAGTTCCAAGTGAGGTTGTGCTAGATCAAAATGGAGCTATTGGTTTTGTAGTTCAGGTTCAGACAATTCAAAATTCATCTGATTACACTATCGTATATAATGACGGTACTAACTCAGTTAACCTGACATATACTTCAAGTGCTTCCGCAACTGAGTCTGAAATTCTATCTGGATTGGCTGCTGTTGTCAACAACAACTACGGTTCAATTCTGACAGCTACAGCGGTTGGTAGTACACTTGAGATTGCTTCAGACGACTTGGTAACTCAGAATAACTACAGCATTTCTAGCAACCTTTTCTATACAAAAGTAACAAAAGGTCTTTCAGTTATCTGTACTACACAAGGCCCTATTGAGCAGGCTACTGGAACAATCGACACAATTGCTACTCCTATTTTTGGATGGGATTCTGTTGAACAGTTTGAACCAGCAACTGTAGGTTCTCTGAGAGAAACTGACGCACAACTTAGACAGCGTTTCAATGACACTAAGTATAAGGTAGGTTCAAACATTCTGGATGCTCTTTATTCAGATTTGATTTCGCTCGATGGTGTTGAAAACGTAACTATATATGAGAACGTAACTACAACTGTAGATTCAAAG